TCTATTAGCTGGAGGCCAATACCATCCTGACGAGATTGTTATTGGACCGACTGATATATTTGATGCACAAAACTTTGAGGAGATAATGAATCATGAGTATATGTTTAAGCTTTATGAGATTTCTGCAATTGGATTCACGTCTACACTTTTACAACCATATTGGTTAATAAAAGAAAAACTAGATAAGATCTGGAGTTTATATCGGCATATAAAAAGAATACCTGATATAGATTTTAAGATTGTACTTGATGTAGACAAATATCTTAACGGTGAATTAGATGACTGGTATAAGAAACTAAAACTATTTGAACATGGCTCTGTACAGTTTAGAGTCAATTACTATAAAGGCGTCTTTGATAGAATTAGTTATAATGAATTATGTGAAAAGACATATGAAGACTTCAATGCACCGGTCGTTATAACACCATCATTTCTTACAGATAGAAATGCAAGAGGTAAAGTCAAACAGCACTTAGCTAATTTTCGTAAAGATCTATTAGAACAAAAGATAGATTCAAAGTGGAGAGATTACTATACATTTTTTGATGCGAAGTTTAATGGACTAGGTTGTCAGAATTACAGTTTTTATGGCGGCAAATTATATGTGAATCCGTTCTTGTATGATGCTATAATTCAGAGAACCCCATTCTTCGAAACAACAATGGATGAAAACAAATTATATGACAATATAGAATATGCACAACAAGTAGATGACTGTAATGGATGTGAGTTCATGATGAGTTGTGCCGAACGTAATGTGCACATGTATATGGAATCAAGAGACTTGACTAGTTGCGTAGCAATTAAAGAGTACATGCATGCCACTCATTAAGAATAATCTTTACTATGAACTTACTACTGAAACTCAAACAAAACCGGTATCAGCAGTAAAGATTCAATTAGACGTCTTAGATGGTTGTCATCATAAATGTCCTGGTTGTTTCGTACATCGCAGAGGTAATGCTAGTGATGCAAATCAACTTCAAAGAGCAGAAGACTTTATTAAAACTATTACTAACCAAGGTATTTTAGTAGACGAGATACTTATCGGACCTACAGACTTTTTAGCTAGTGAGAATTTCTATGAAGTAATGCCACAGTTAGAGAGCGTTATAAATGATAATTCCCCCATATTGGCTTTTGTTTCTACTCTTATTGACGGTGATATTATACGCTTCTGTAATTGGATTACTAGTAGGATAAACACCGATACAGAAATAGAAATCGGTATAGCCACAAACCCACACAAATTTTTTGAAAAAAAGTATGTACAACATATCAAGGATGTGCTAAAGTACATAGATGAAAACCTCGAACATGAGGTGACTTACACGTTTGTTGTAAACATTAAAGACTATGGTTTAGATTATTCGGCATTACATGATCAGGCAGTCAAACAGTTTAATACTATCCTAGACTTTATTCCTTCTGTATCACGTTCACATAAATCTAATATTATTCTTGCTACTCTTGATAAGTTCAATGAGTATTTTAATGTATTGAGTAAAGATACAAAGCTTAATAATATTATGGTCGACCATTCACACGGCGGTATGAATTATCAGGTTCTGAATTATAAGAAAGGCGAATGGTTTATAAGCCCTTTTATGTATGAGAACATGGCAATATATGATGATATGTTCAAAATAAAATCATTCAATGATATAATGCCAATCATAGAATCACAACAATATCTTGCAAAAGGTACAGAATGTGAAACGTGTGAATTATATTTCTCTTGTTACAATCGAAAGATTATTTTACTTAGAGATTATTTAGGTAAAGATAGATGTATTGCACCTAAAGAAAATATGATGAGAAATATAGATAACTATAACCATGCTGCTCAAACAATGTATCAATGGGATGGCTATAGTGTTGACAACGATAAGAAAGGTTATCGTAAGAAGTTTCTTGTTACAAAAGATAATGATCCAGAATTAGAAAGAATCAAGAGTATATCATATGTTAAGTAATTATCCTCCTCTTAATACACCAGAAGCACAACATCGATGGGCTATGTTTGTCGAAGGTAATCCATATAGAGGAGAAGATGGTAGAACTTATACTGATATTGATGAAGACGGTAATTACATTAGTACATTTGTAAGTCAGTACTCAGATATTATCAGAGAGAATTTAGAACCTGGAGTAAAGGAAGCAGTTCTTAAACTACATGAAAAAGGATACCTTACGTTCACTAGTTGTCAAGGACATGAAGGTGAGAACGATCGATATATTGGTGTGCTATTTAATACAAAAGAGCAGAAGCAAGAATTTATAAAAAACATAAACGCTTTAAAATGTAATATTCATTGGTATGATAATGTTATTAATTCATTAGAAAGACCATGTAAAGAATTTCCTAAATATGCTGAAGGTGCAATAACTATACATGTAGTATGGGATGATCAATCGTATCATGATACTACACGAATTGAAAGAAGAAAAAGACCTTATACTGATCTTGAACTAACAAAGTTTTGGAATGTTCTAACTTGTAGAAACTATAGTAATTACGAAGCTATTGTATTTTCATTTGGGTATAGAATGGTAGAAAGAAATTTCCTTGAATTTGCTTGGAAACATTTTTTTTATAACAAGAATAAAGTTTTAGATGCATATAGTGACTTCTGTTCTAAGGTAGATACATTACCGGAGTATCTTGCCTGATGCTAAATGACGAATGGAAAAAGATTGTCATAGACGGTAATAGACTAGAAGAATTTACTTCTGTATCATCTATGACTCAATATAAGATTCAACCTCAGCTTGAGTTGCTAGAGGGTTGTGCTTATATGTGTCCAGGTTGTTTTGTAAAACGTAAAGGTAATTGGAATCCATACTCAGTACATATGTTCTGGAGATTAGCCAATGAGCTAATGGGAAGAGAAGATATTGTATTAGATGATTTGGTCATTGGTCCTACAGATTTTTATGGTGCAGAGAATTTAGATACCATTATCGAAGATGTTAAACTGGCCGAAGGCATAGTCATGATGCCTGAAGATAATCGTAACATACAACACAATTGTTCGATACTTGGATCCTTGTCAGAGAAGGATATTGAGGGAAAGATACGCAAGATAGAAAGGTCGCTCCTGGGTAGTGTGGTCAAGTCTTGGGATGTACAGGTGGCAATAGATGTTAAACGTCTGATATATGATGAGTCATATAAAAAAGCATTAGATGACAGAATAGAAACATTTAAAAACTCATCTATGAATTATGAAATATCTATGGCTACTAATATTGTCGATGGTATAGAAGAAATTATATTTGATGCCATAGACATGGTAAGAGATGAGTACGAAACAGTTATAGAGATTCTACCATCAGTTGTAAGATCTTTTGACTATAGCCCTAAGCATGGTGAGAAACTATTCGAATGGAATAATATGCTTACTAAGCTTACTGAGAACTCAGCTCGCTTTAAGAGTATATTCCATTTTTTGCAAGGTGATGTGTCACACAAAGCCTTTCATTACTCAGTCATAAATATACATAATGGTAGAATCTTTATGGCACCATTCATATATGAAAATGGACAAATATATAATGACGCCTTTTTAATAGACATAGAAAAAGGTGGTAACATAGTAGATCGTATATTATCATATAAGGATTGGATTGTAAACCACCAAATTAATAATAGTAAATTGACTGAATGCCACACTTGTAAATATTTAAATATATGTTCGCATAGATTGATACCTCGTGTAATGGAAACAGTATTTCAAAATAGAAAAGAGTGTATACTAAATAAAGATGTAATAGCATTGTACGATGATGAGGCCTACAATGGGAATAGTTACTAATAACAAAGCTCATGCACAGGCTAGTGATGACTTTGATCTATCGTTTAATGATGGTCATAAAGTAAAGGTACAATTTAATTGTGAGGTGCTATCCGGCTGTGAGTTTAAATGCAAAGGCTGCTTCGTTAATAAACTAGGATCTAATGTAGGATCCTTCGATAAACTAAACAACGCAATAGATTTATTTAAGAACAATGGTTATCACGTCTCTACTATCAATATTGGCCCTACTGACTTGTTTGGCAATAATAATATTATATCTCTTTTAGAGGATGAAGTCTTTAGAGAATGCTTATCAAAAGTAACGACTATACAGTTTGTTACGACACTCGAGAACGTTGATTTACAAGTTATCGATAAACTCAACTCAATTAAGAAACGTGATGGCTTTATGTATGACTGTAATATTCAGTTACAGCCACCCGTTAATTGGGCAGACATCAAAGATAAGATGAGTGCACTAGATTTATTCTGGGACGATCTTAATTATTACTTTGTTTACAATATGGGTAATGACGACGAGTACAATGAACAGGTACTCGATATGTCAAGAGTTACAGATAAAGTATTTGATTCTATACTTACATTAAACCCGTCATTCTTCAGAGCACAGAAATCTAAAGTACACAAACATCTAATCGATAAATGGAAGAAGTATGACTTTAGTGATGATCTATATCCAAAGACAATTATAGACCAGGCGCAAGGTGGCAGCCTAGAATTAAATTATACTTATTGTAATGATAGATTCTTCTGGACACCATTCGTATATGATATTGTACTTATAGGTACGGATGAGTTTGAGGTTAAGGATCCAACCGACTTAAATAGTTGGGAAGAACCTAAAACAAATATGTTTACAAAGCAGTTAATGTATGATACAGAGAATTGTAGCGGATGCGTTAATCAGATGACGTGTATAGACAAAGGCGTGCTTAGCTATATGCAACATCATGCTCTAACTGCATGTGTGTTTCCTGGTGTTGTTGCTGATAATTAAACCACATTCTCATTACGCAATCGGGTAGATCTCTTTCACGATTCTTCCAATCCCATTGTGTATAACATCTAAACCCACATTTATTCCACCACTTACACGAGAGACACCCGTGCTCGTCCATGTACGCCTGCATCATAGAAGCATTGTCGCCTCTGTTCAATGGTGTATTGAAGTCTGTTTTAGTGTAACGATTCCATCTACAATTTGATATGCTATTGTCTGGAAAGATAGTAACTTTATTCAATGCCATACAATGCATATGGTTTGATTCATTCTCTATAAGGTCTGCCATAGGATTAATGTCAGGGTAATTATGGTAAACAAACTTGAGGAAATCAAGATATTGAGAATCAGAAGGAATGAGATGGTCAAACCCTTTATCAGGAATATAGTCATCAAAATAGAAATTATCAAACTTATTATACAAATAGTGGAAATACTCATCATCATCTGCCATAAACCTCTTTATAGATGGGACTGTTGCAACCATATTAATTGATGTAATATAATCTGCAAAGTACTCAATGTTTCTTCCATAAGGTCCTTTTACTGGTCGACCGTCAAAGTCGTACGAACAAATAATATAAGATGGGATGCCTGCTGTATTTAAATCATCTAATAGTTTTTGTACTCTTTCTTGCTTGCTAAATTGAAAGGACGTTACCCATACGACTTTTATTTTCATGTTATGTTCGTCGTATATCTTTTTAATATCTATGAGTAAATCATAATAATCGTTATATGCCCAATGAGATATTCTATCTTGGAATAATTCACCTCCGACCATGTTGATCTGACAGGTCTTAACCATTCCAACCATTTTCTTTACATGTGTTTCTACGAGTGGTATCTTAGAAAACATACCTTCTCTTGATAATCCAACAGTTGATTTTTTGTCATGATGACAGAACGCACAATTCAAGTGACAGTTCTCAAACAAGGTTAGTTCGATCTCACCTATGTTCGGTCGCTTTGTTTCTAATAGTGCTTTTGTAAAATCAAAGTTGTCCAATTAGCATCTCTTCTTCGTAATACTTTCTCACGTCTGAAACCATACCTTGTTCGTTGTTTTTCCAGTCAGCATACCAAAGAATATCGTTATATATTTCCATATCTTCACTATAGATTTTAAAATATGGATCATGCGGTAATAGATCTTTATCATTCAACACATCAAGAAAGTTTTCACCAAAGTCTAATGCAATCCAGTTTGCATAGCATATTGCCACAAAGTATGACTTAGCTGGGTAAATCCACTCATCTACTTTCTCATGAAAATGAAGTACAGCATCATCAACTATAGAATCAGGTTTCCATACTATATCTACTTTATTCAAGTCATCTGTATGTTCAGTAGCCATCAAATGATAAGCTTTAGATCTTGCCTTCCATTCTTGCATAATCTAGTAGTCCTTTATATCCATTACATCCGTTTATAAGATCTTTAACATATCTATAGTGTTCAGTCAAACATTTGCCATAATAGTCACACGTTCTACAAATATCTGATACATTATCTTCTTTCTCTTTTTGTGTCCATTTAATATAATCATTATATGTGTCTAGCTCTAAAAAGTATTCGTTATCATTCTTATCAAATTCTAAAACGCCAAACTTACCGCTTGGTGTTATATAAACATGGTCATCACTAAATGCATTATAGTGGCCAAGTAAGCAATCAGTTATACGGGCAGAGTTTTCAAAATGAAACGCAAATTGTGTAGGATGCTCAATCCATTTTAAAACAAAATCCTCAAAGTCTTTATGACTAACATTCTGTTGATTAGCTTGATTAGTTGAATATGGTTTTATTTCTACACTCTCTACATTTCTAATCATATTAAATGTATGAACCATAAAGTCTACATCCATCTCAATAACTTTTTTAGATGCAAGAACAAGAACGGCTAACTGTTTATTTGCATCCATCATATTATTTAAGACATGTTGTTGCTTCTCTCTTGCGTCAAAGTCATATGATACAGATAATGAAATATCATCATCACGAAAAAAATCTGGGAATGCAGATAAGTTTGTGTTTATATTTATTTCATCATCATAGTATTTACGAATGATATCTTTCATAGCATAGAAATAGTCTGGTTTAAGTAAGCCGACTTCACCGCCATATAAATCAACATGATTTATCTCAGGTACTTCTGACAACCTTTGGTCTAATACATCTAAGTCAATTTTATTTCTATCACCTAATTGTTCGGGTGTTAGATAACAAAAGTCACACCTAAAGTTGCAATAGTAAGTCGGGTTGATCGATAGATTCATCGACATACGGTACTACTCCCTTAGGGTCCATTCCATTTAATTCTAATATACGAGGTGCCATGTTTTTCATTTGACGACAATGTTTTTCTACGGTGCCTTCTCGTTTCATATCTCGTACTGTTTTTTTACAACCATTACATATCTCAAACATAGGACATGAATAACAAGCCATCTTCATGGTCTGTATATTAGGATCATTTTGTAATGGCGTTTGCATTGCGCCATTCATTTCTTCTTCAAAATTAATAGGATAGTCTAGGTCATCAGCTAGAGATCCACAAGAATAATAATCACCACCTGGATTAAATGCACGTATGCCCTCATCACACTTACGGTTTTGTGGACAAGTTGTAAATCCTCCTTGAAGCCTTTTCATCATTTGCTTTGTGTTAAATTCCCAATGATGTAAGTCGGCGTCATACACATCTAGGTATATCTGATAAATTTTGCTTAATTGATATGTTGTACCTTGTACTCCTGATGCCATAGCATAGTTTAGTTTACATTCTACATTCATTTCTTTGGCAAGCTTGACATTATCAAGTGCTCTATAATCATTCATATCTGTAAGAACAGCAATAAAGTCTGGTCGCTCACCACAATATTTTAGCATTGCATCAGATACATCCCAAAAGTCTTGTTCGGTAAATTCTGTAAAATCACCTTTGAGGCGACCACCTCCATATTGAAATGATGTGCAGACACCCATACGGGGGTGATTAAATAGATCTACCCATTTTTCTGGTTTTACATAAAACGGCCATAGGTTTGTAGTAAACGAAATATGTGCAGGATAGTCATGCTCATCTAAATGCTTTATAATATCCCAATAGTATTCTGGCTTCACCATTAATGGATCGCCACCGTTTATTATTAAAGAATTAGTATCAGGATATCTTTTAAGAAATTTAAAGATATAATCCAAGTCTAATAGACCGGCATTATTCGGGTCTATTGCTGTTGAAGAACAGAAAGAACATTTAAAATTACAGGCCTCGGTAGGCTTTATAATTAAATCCATCCCTTTTCCTTCGCAAGTGTTACCATTAATGTTTTAGGTGCAGGACACACATCATCCATCCATTTTAATTGGTGGCAGTCAGAATGACAGTAATTAAATACAGGACAATCATAACAACGTGGATCTCTATCATGTAACTCACAGGATATAATTTCCATTCGTTTCGGAGACGACCTTACCTCAGCAGCAGGTGTATCTATATGTCCATACCATTCTGTCGGTGCGGCATTGGGGCATCCCGCAACCGTACCATCTGCATTTATAGTATGTATCTTTTGTTCACAATCTCTACAAAATGTACCGTTAAAAAATTGATTTACATCAAACTTATCATACACAGAATTTAGGAATCCATTCACTACTGGATGATGTTTAGTTTTTCTATGCATTTCCATCCACCATTTATCAAGGTCGGTGTTATGTGGAAATATATCTAAGTTTAATTCAGCATTACCATTATGCGTTAATCTTTCATATGATATCTCAGATATACCGAGCGAATGCATATAGTCAGCTATTTCTAATGGATCCATCTTTACCATATCGGCTGTGACTGATATAAAGCATTTTAATCTTATGCCTAGGCCTACAAGTGTTTTAACGTTATCTTCCCATAACTCTCGTTGCCTATCATTTGCAAATCTAATATTAGGATCCCATGATGTAGCTACGTTACCACCGTCTATGCAATTGACAAAGAAGTCTATGTACTCTTGTCTTAACTTAAATGTCAGATTAGTTGTAATACCGTGAGTACATCTCTCACCCCAGTTTTTCTTTGTGATATTATAAAATTCCATAATATCTTTCATAGGTGCAAGCATAGGCTCTCCACCGTGATACTCAAGGTGGATTAAATTATCTTTCGTATCTAATTGATTACACCAGTCAGCAGTCTTTTTTGCATCGAAATATATTTTACGACCATTCTTTCCCGACGTAAAACAATGAAAGCAATTAAGATTGCATGTCTCCGTTGTCTTCACGTATACGATCAAGTGTTTCTGTGTCGCTAATGCCATGAGAAGCTATTAATGCCCTTTCATAATTCAGTGCTTTGTGTACAGTGCCTGCACGTATTGATAGTTTATCGCCTGGAGTTAAAATAACTTCGATACCGTCTACCCACATAGATTTAGATCCTGCTTTGCATTCTATTATAACATCAACTGGATCTGTGTGTTTTTCAAATGTCGGGCCAAATTTAGGATTATAGAATAAATGAATTGTTCGGTCGTCAAACTTCCAATGTTTTTCCATTTGTTCTATTTTAATTGTTACTTTACCCATCGCTAAATGTTCTGCCATGAGTGCGCAATATGCATAATACTCAGTAGGTTCTATATAATGCTGTAATCCATCTTCATCGATTATAGAAACATCGTGTTCATTATAACATTGTCCCGACATTAAGAATTCCTCGAATTGCTCAAATGTCATTTTAATTCCTTTATAGATAGTACTGTTATTTATAATGAGGTTACAATGATACATAACGCATGGGCCACCCCAATTGAACACAAATCATCACACATAGAAGGATTAGTTGATCATATCCTATCGTTAGATACCACACAAATCAATTATACCATACTTGAAGACGATAGTAAACCTATAAATGAATTAAAACAAATAGCATATGATAATTTTAAATCATATGTAAATAAATGTTTTGGTGTAGATATAGACAGATATTATACTCAAATGAAAGCATGGGTAATTTCACCCCACGGCTCGTACACACACCAGATTCATAATCATATGGGTGCTATGTTTTCTTCTATTTACTATATATTAGCAGATGAAAAAAATATAGGCGGTGAACTAAAATTTCACGACCCACGTGGAAATGCTAATAGAGGATATGATGAAAATTTTAAACATCATTTTGAAGATAAAATTATTTTACCTAAGACTGATGATGTGTTAATATTCCCTTCATTTCTATATCATTCAGTTAATCCTTTCTCAGCTGGTATAAGAATAGCATTGCCTATTGACTTATATCTATTTCAGGAGTAGACTATGAAAGATATGTGGATGATGTGGGATCGCATAGAAAAAGATCACGTAGATGAATATAACTATATTGCAGAACAATATCCGTTAATAGATGCAGTAATAGGTCAAGGAAAAAAAAGCAAAGCTGATCAACAAATAAGACGTAGTCAAATTAGATGGGTAAAAGATGAGCTCATAAAAAATAAAATGATGGACTATGCCAAAGTTGCTAATAGAAATTTATGGAATTTTGATATTAATTATATGGAAGATGTACAGCATACTCGATATCATCATGAAGATAGGGGTCATTACGATTGGCACATTGATATATTTTGGGATAATAAAATCACTTTATATGATAGAAAAATATCTGTAATCATGCAATTGACAGATGGAGACGAATATGAAGGTGGAGACTTTCTTATCGATCCACAATATGTTCAGCCACCTAGAGATTTGATGAGAAAGAAGGGTACAGTCTTTGCATTCCCATCTTTTATAAGACATAAAGTAGAACCTGTGACTGCAGGAACACGAAAATCTTTTGTAACTTGGATAGAAGGACCGGCTTTTAGATAAAAAAATTAATATAAATAGAGTAAATAAACTCTATAGGATATTAAAATGGCCATTCCAACAACAAGAGATACTTATATCGACTACTGTAAAAGAGCACTAGGCGATCCTGTAATAGAAATAAATGTAGACGAAGATCAGCTAGATGATAGAGTAGATCAAGCTTTAGAATATTACAGAGAATTTCATGCTGATTCAATGCTACGTACTTATATACAACATCAGTTAACAGCAGCTGATATTACAAATAAGTATATTACTGTTCCAGCCAATGTCCTACAGGTTAAGAGAGTTTTGCCATTTATGCTCTCTACTCAAGGGTCGACCATGTTTGATGTTAAGTATCAATTGATGCTTCACGATATTACAAACATGACATCATTCCTTGGAGACGTTGGGTACTTTAGTCAAATACAACAATATACTCAATTGCTAGATATGACACTAAATGGTCATCCGCAACACGATTATGCTTATCATCAGCAAAGGGTTTATATACACGGTGATTTCGAAGATGAAACACTAAAAGAAAATAAATACGTTGTAATTGAAGCTTTAATAAAAATAGATGAGAATGCACATAATAGTGTATGGAATGACAAATGGTTAAAGCTATATGGCACTCAACTGATTAAACAACAATGGGGGTCAAACTTAATGAAGTTCTCAGGAATGCAACTTCCTGGTGGCGTCACAATGAATGGCGATGCTATATACGAATCAGCAACTCAAGAGATTTTACGATTGCAAGAGGAGTTAAGACTAGAACAAGAAGACCCAGTATCGTTTTTCATAGGATAAGAATATGCGTAATCTTTATTTCAGTGCTGGAGCAAGGTCTGAACAGAATTTATATGAAGATTTAATTATAGAGTCCATAAAAATATATGGACAAGACTTATATTATTTGCCACGTGACTTAGTGAATGTTGATGATGTTTTCAGAGAAGATCCAGAATCCAGATTTAATTCTAATTATTTGTTAGAAATGTATGTCGACAACATTGATGGTTTCGATGGTGAAGGAGATCTATTTACAAAATTTGGTGTTGAAATAAGAGATCAAGTTACATTGACAGTCGCTAAACGCCGTTGGGAACAAACGGTTATGAGATATGATAATGAGATACAAGGTATTCGTCCACTTGAGGGTGATTTAATATTCACTCCGTTCTCGAAGAAAATGTTTCAGATCATGCATGTTGAGCATGAACAACCTTTTTATCAATTAAACAACCTACCAGTATTTAAACTACAATGTGAACTATTCGAATACAACGATGAAGACTTCGACGTTAACAATGACGATATCTCACAACTAGAAAGAGATGGGGCCTTTAGATATGAGCTAACTCTTGAAACTGGTATCACAGCAGCCGGTAAAGTGGAGCTCGATTAATGAGTCATAGATGGAAAAGATTACGTAGAGCATCAGTTACAAACCCTGGTGAAAAGTATCAAGAGAAACCGGCTATCACTGTATCAGAACCAGCGGCTCCTAAAGAACCAGCTGCCGTTACACCAGTTATGGATGGTGACGGAATTGCAAGTATAGCAGTAGATAGCGGTGGTAATTTTTATAATACACCTCCAACTGTAACTATCAGTCCACCTGATCAATTATCAGGTACTCAAGCGACTGCAGCAGCTGTATTACAAAATGCTGAAGTTTCATCTATAAACATTACAGATTCAGGATCTGGTTATACATCA